GGCTCAGGAACAACAGGTATTGGTCAATTATCTTTTGCTGATGCTGGGGGTGCTAATACATTAGTAAGTTCTGGCACATGGTCATCTGGCACTGATACACTTTCTTTTGATAGTGTTTTTACAGCAGATTATGTAAGATATGTTTTTTATTTAACTGATGTATCTAGCACATCAGATTATAAATTATATGTTCAAACTAGAAGAGGTGGGAGTTACATTACAAGTGGTTATGCTTTTGTAACTAACGGAGAGGACTCAGGTGGAAATAATTTAAGTAATGTTGATAGTCCTGCGGGTAATATGGAACTTAATGCAACAGCTTATTTTGGAGGCTCAGTAACAAAAACCTCAAATGCAATAATTTATTTTCATAATCCATATAATTCTGCTCAATTTACACAAATAAACGGTCTTACCTGTGGTGTGCAAAACAACAATTTACAAGCCTCATCACATTTTTCATCTCAAGACCCAACTGCTGCAAGTGTAACAGGATTTAGAGTTAAATTAAGTGCTGGTAATACACAGGCGGGAGTTAAATATGCTTTATTTGGAATGGCTACATAATGACTAGATATATAATTACACCAAATGGTAATGTGCCTTACACAGCAGAAGAAGAAGCTGAAAGAGATGCAGAAATTAAATCTTATGCTGAAGCAAAACCAACAAGACAAGTTACTGAAATAAGAAGTATTAGAAATCAAAAACTTTTAGAAACAGATTGGAAAGTTACAAGTGCAAAAGAACAAGGCACAAATCTTTCAACAGCATTCAAAAATTGGAGACAAGGATTGCGTGATATTCCTAGTACATATACAACTGAAAGTGAGTATGATGAATTGTTGGCAAGAGACGAAAACGGAAATCTAACTCATAGTGTTTGGAGTGAATAATGACATTAATTAAAACTAGAGCAAGAGGACTAAAGCTAGATGATGATTTTGCATTTACAGGCACGATTACGGGTGCTGGAGGTGGTAAAATTCTTCAGGTTGTTTCCACTTCAGTCACATCAGCAGTTACATCATCTTCTACTTCTTATGCAGATATAGGTGGTTATACTTTAAGTATAACACCAAGTGCAACATCTTCAAAAATTCTTTTTATGTGTTATGTTCAATATTATGTTACAGATTCAGATGCTCAAAATGGAGCAAGTACAAAAATATTAAGAAATATTGGAGGAGGTAGTTATTCTAATTTATCTGCTCAAAGTGCGGGTCTTTCAAATATTTTTTCAACTGTAGATGGCTCAGTAGGTGGTAGTAATTCAGCTTTAGATGCACCAACAATTACAATAATAGACTCGCCTAATACTACTTCGGCTGTAAACTATAAAATGCAAGGTGCGGCTGTATGGGGAGGAACTGCTTATTATGGTTATGATAGTATGACAGGGTATTTAATCGCACAGGAAATAGGAGCTTAACTTGTTATTAGAATTAACAAAATTTGACCAAGCAGTAAAAAATTTAAAACCAAGTGCTGAATATATTTATGAGGGTAAAATAGAAACAGAGGAAAATTTTAATAAAGTTAAATGGGTTACGGGTTCTACTAGCGAAAATGAAGCTATTACAACATTAACAAATCCACACACAGAATTGACATGGACAAAAGTAAAAGAAGAAATGGATAAACTGTGAAACCTTGCGATTGTAATTTTAAAGAACAAGAGTGTAATTGTGGGAAATGAAAAATGTTTCATTTTTTGTATTTTTTTCAGTTTTAATTTTAGTTAGTTATCCTTTATTGTCAGCAGATACTAACACAGTTTCATCAACTGTAATTCAATCAAGTCCATCTACTGCAAATGCACCATCAGTTGTTGTAAATAATTCTGATGTTTGTAAGAGTGCGGCTAGTTCTAGTATTCAAACTAATATTTTAGGTTTAGCAACAGGAATTACAATTACTGATGAAAATTGTGAAAGAATAAAACTATCTAGGCAATTATTTGGTATGGGAATGAAAGTTGCGGCTGTAAGTTTATTATCTCAAGATCATAGAGTTTTTGATGCTATGTGGAGTGCTGGAACATATCCGCCTATAAATGGAAAGATAGGTATAGAAGCAAAAGAAGAATGGCTTTTAAATAAACATTTGATACCTGAGGGGAGTATTTTATTAGACGAAAAAGAAATAGAAAATGAAACAAAAGAAACAAACAATGATTTTCAAAAGTTTTTACTTTACGGTATGGCTTTGTATATCGGTTTTCCTATCCTTTTCTAGTAAAGCTGTAGATTGTTCTACAGATACAAGTGGATTATGTACACCTACAGTTGAAGAAATAATAGATGAAGTAATTACTGAAACTATAGATCATCAAGTTGATGGCATATTAACAATAACTACAACTGATACAACAACAACTACAACCACAGTTGCAAATGAAGAGTCAGGAAATATTTTAGACAGCAATAATGATTTTGTAACATCTTCTAAAGATGGAGAAATGAATATTGATTGGGGTGGTCAAGGCCCAGCATCAATGCGATCAGGTTCTTATTGTAATGAACTTGGAACTGATAGATGTGCTGAAATAACAGGTTCAGGAAATTCTACATCTACTATGGGAGTTCAAGGAATGGGAACTACTTTTATTCAAACTGTAAACATTCAAGACTTAAATATTCAATATGGAGGAGAAGTAAAATATTCTATTGAAGTTGATAAACAAGACTCAGAGGACTCAGTATATATGCACATAACGGGTAAAGATGGTTCTACCAATGTTTTTTCAGGAACAGATATTTTAAGTGCTAGTGGAACAACATCAGGGTTTCAAATATATGAAAACACTTTTGATTTTGGTGGTAAATTAACAACGATTACTGTTGAAGTAGGTGGAAGAGACGTAGGTGTTTCCGTTGGAGTTTTATTTGATAGTGTTCGTATAGATGTATTTTACAACACTATAGTTGAAATAATAAATCAAACTATAACGAGTGTTGAAATGTTTATTGCTTTTAATTCTGATGCAACGGAAGAAATAATAAATGTAGTAGAAAATATTTTTGATACAAATGCACCTGTTCAAACTGATGAGGGATTTAGTTTTGAACCTATAGTAGTAGAAGATATTTCATATGAAACAGTTGAGATTGAAATAGATTATGAAATGGACTTTGATATGGATTTTGAATTGCCAAACATTGACATAGAAGAAATAGAAGTAACAACTATTGAAATGGAATTAGAGATGGAAATGGATTTTGATATGCCTGAACTTGATTTACCTGAACCAGAAATAGAAGTTGCTGAGGTTGAAATGCAAGAACCAGAGGTTGAAACTGACGTAGTAGATGATATAGAAACCCCTGAAGTAGAAGAGGTGCAAGATGAACCTATTGAAGAAACTACTGAAGAGCCTGATAACGATATACAAGAAGAGACAGAGAACGAAGAAAGCATATCAGAGGTTGAAGAGAATGAGGACAGCCAAGAAGATATGGACGAACCAAAAGATAAAGTTGAAGAGAAAAAAGTAGTAGAAACAAAACAAAATAAAAAAGAACAAGCCGCTAAAAAAATCGTAAAGAAGATGGGAGATAAGGGTAAGTATGACTCAGTAAATCAAACAAAAACTTTATTAGTTATGCAAGTTCTTGGAAACAGTAAAACATTTTTTGATAGTCAAAAACAAATAAATGATACTGTAGGTTTTTTTACAGATAAAACTTTACCTGATACAATTATAAATGATAATAATTTAGCTAGTTACTTCTTGTTTGTAGGAAGTGATGGATTAATGAATGAAATAATAGAAAGTCAGTATGAAACTAAGTGAAAATACAAGTGTAAGTATGCCAATTCGCAATATGCTTATGATATTAGGGGGTGTTATAGCTGGTGTGTTTGCCTACACGGAATTAACAGGTAGGTTAACAAGTCTTGAAACATCAAGAGAATTATTCCAAGCAGATTTATTAAAAAAATCAGAACAATTACCAACAGATCAAGAACAGTATATGTTGATTGAGGATTTATACAAAACAGTTGAAAAGCTACAAGAAACGCAAGAGCAAAATATGACAAATAAAGTTAATATAGAATTTACTCAAACACAATTAGAAAAAGCATTAAGAGACATAGAAAAATTAAAAGATAAGGTAAGAGAAAATGGTAACTGAGTTAGTAATAGCTTTGTTAATGATTGTTCAAGGAGAAATCAAAGAACACAGAATACAAGAAACTATGAGTGAATGTTTAAAAGGTAAACGAATTGCCTCACGCAATATTGGTAATTCAGTTGAATATCAATGTATTAAATCAATGGCTGAAATAGATATAGATAAACTAGGTAATAAACATATAAATAAATTAATATTAAAATAATGAGCAAACAACAAACTGAAATAGATATAGGTGGTATTAAATTTAAAGGTGGTAGAATATTTTTAATACTAACAATATTAAGTAGTTTAGTTGGTGTTTTGTGGGGAGGCTTTGAGTTTTACAAAGATTATCTTAACATGAAAGAAAAAATACAAAGTTATTCTGCACCTGATCTAAGTGGTTTTGATAAAAGACTAGAACTTGTTACGCAAAAGTCTGATGTTCTTCAGCAAGAAATATCTATGATAATTCAAGAAGTACAACTTGTTTCTGATGTTGCTAATGAATTAAAAAATGATCTTAGACAAGATGTAAGAAGAATAGAAAAAATTGTTAATGATGTAGAACAAATGGTTAAGGAAGATACGAGAGAAAGTGGGCGGGAGTTGCGAGATACGAGTAAGGACATTCAGGTACGCATGGAAGAATTATCGGATAGGCTTCAATCAGCCATGAGTGAATTAGAAGAGAAGATAGAAAAAAGAATAAAACTTGCATTAGAAAATCCTCTTAGTCAAATAAATGGCTAAACAAGATAATACTAAATCTATCTTTGATAAAGTAAAGAAAAGAACAAGTATTGGAAATTCATCAAGGTCAAAACCAAAAAACAAACATAAATTGAAGTCTTGGAAAAAATACAATAAACAAGGTTAATGTGGTCAATACATACTATTGTTTGTTTAATTAATATTTCACTAACACCATTTTGTATTTATGGCGGTAAACTACCTATGGAGTTTGATAATTATAAAACTTGCGATATTATTATTAGTGATATAATTGAAACAATAAATGAAGATTTAATAGAGAAAGAAATTGGTTTAATTATGAAATGTACGAAAAATGAGCAAATTAATACCTAAAACAACTAAAGAGCATATCCTACACATTTACAACAAACTAGATTTGTTAGAAAACAACCATCTTAAACATATGCAAAGAGACATAGACCGACTCAATTATATTTTATGGGCGATAGGTTTTATGGTTGCAACTCAATTTGTGAGTTGGGTTTTGCGTATGTTTGGCTGATGGACGATAAAGAGTGGGACGAGCTTAAACTTATTCAAGAAAAATTACATGAGGCTCTTGATAAAGGTTATCCGCCTTTAGGGACAGGCGGCCCTCATAATCCTAGAGGTGCAAAGAAAGTAGTAGAAGAAGTTACTAATATACCTAGAACAACACTTCAAAGAAAAATAGATAAAATAGAAAAACTAGCTTTAGATAGTTCACATTGGAGAATAGAATGGGAAAGATATAAAGAAGTAAAACCACAGATAATTATAGAAGAATATAAAAAGCCTGTTGTAAGAATACCAGCACAAAGAACGACATTTAGCGACCCAACAAAAGTTTTTGTTATACCTGATGCTCATGTTTCCCCTGAACAAGACTTAGAGAGATTTTATTGGATAGGGAGACAGATAAAAGAATACAACCCAGATCATCTTGTTTGTATAGGCGATTTTTGTAGTTTTGATAGTTGCTCTACATTTGATAAAAACCATACTGTAAAAGGTCAAAAGAAACCGCCAATATTAGCTGATATAAATGTTACAAGAGATGCTTTAGAATTATTGTATGAGGGTATGGGAGATGTAAAGCCTATAAAACATTATTGTTTAGGCAACCATGAGATGAGATTATACAAATATGAAAATGAAAATAAAGAAGTTGTAGGTGCATTTTCTCAACAATATGAAAGAATGTTTATGGAAAAAGGTTGGGGTATTTCAGCTTATGGAGAGTTTTATTTTATAAAAGGGTGCGGTTTTGTTCATGTTCCTTTGAATGAAATAGGTAGAGAAATAGGTGGAAAGATGGCTGAAGCAAGTCAAGTTTCAAATAATGCTATGCACGATATAGTTTTTGGTCATAGTCATAGAGAAAGATCATGGAGAGCATCAAAACTAGGTAGAGGTAATTATGTTAAGATTGTAAATGTAGGGACTTGCATGGACTATGGTCATGTTGAAAGTTATGCTAAAAATAGTGCAAATGGTTGGAGTTATGGAGTAAGTCAGTTGTTGTTAGCTGATGGTCATATTCAAGGACATAACTTCATATCAATGCTAGAACTAAAGGAGAAATATGAAAGAAAAAAAGACGAAAGACCCAATAGTAACCGAACTGATGAACCAACTAGCTGACAGGTCAAATAGAGGTATTATTAAATATAAGAATACTATGAAGTCAGCTAGAATGAATAAGGTACAAGCCATAGAAAATAGTATAGAAGAATTATTAGATGCGGCTGTATATTTAAAAAAAGCAGTACATGAATTAAAAGAAGAAGAAGATGAATTATATTTAGGCATAGGAGGAACAAGATGAATTTAGAAGAAGTTAAAGAACACATCAAAGAAGAAGAGGGTTATAGAGATACCATTTATAAAGATACCTTAAATTTTGCTACGATAGGTTATGGTCATTTAGTATTACCAAGAGATAAATTTAAAGAGGGTATAAAGTATTCTCACAAAGAACTAGAAAAGGTTTTTGAGTATGATTTTGCTATTGCAAAACAAGATATGGAGTCATTAACAAAAGATTTAGATATTGTAGATGGGGCTAAGGAAATCTTGATACATATGCTTTTTCAACTTGGAAAGCCAAAAGTGATGAAATTTAAGAAGATGTTTGAAGCATTGAAGAATAAAAGGTATGATATGGCAAAATTAGAAATGTTGGACAGTTTATGGGCGAAGAAACATACACCAGCGAGAGCCGAGAGGTTAGCAAACAAGATGGGAAAATTGACTTGAGAAAGTGTAAGAAAAGAATTACGACTTTTGAAGAAAAAACTTATGTCAATGAAATGC